GACTATGTGCTGGTGCTGGCAGGCCCCCAGGGGCGCGGAAAGAGCACCCTTGTGGCGAAGATGGCTAACGGCTGGTATACGGACAGCCTGGCCGGGATCGGTACCAAGGAGGCGTATGAGGGCCTCCAGGGCTATTGGCTGGTAGAGCTGGGAGAACTGGCCGCTATGCGGAAGATAGAGATCGAGACCATCAAGAACTTCATTAGCAAGCAGGTGGACAGCTACCGGGCCGCCTATGGCCGCCGGGTGGAGGACCACCCCCGCCAGTGCGTGTTCATCGGCACCACCAACAGCACCGCCTTCCTCCGGGACGATACCGGCAACCGGCGCTTCTGGCCGGTACGGCTGGGGGAGCAGGCCCCGGTAAAAACTGTATGGGGCGACCTGGCCCAGCCCACCATTGACCAACTCTGGGCCGAGGCCGTCACGATGTACCAGGCCGGGGAGGCCCTGATCCTGCCGCCGGAGCTGGCGGACTACGCCCTGGAGCAACAGCAGTATTTCACCGAGGACGACCCACGGGCCGGGGAGGTGGCGGAGTTTCTGGACCGGCCCTTGCCGGAGGACTGGGAGAAGAAGGACAAGGCCGCCCGGCAGCTCTGGCTTTGTGATGAACTGGCCGCCGGGCAGGGCGCGATCCGGCGGAACCGGGTTTGTATCGCGGAAATTTGGAACGAGCTTTTTCAAGAGGATACCAGCCGACTGGACCGCCAGCGAGGGGACCAGCTACGGGCTATCATGCGGAATATGCCCGGCTGGCGGGAGGTTGCCAAAAAGCAGAAATGCGGCCCCTACGGGGTGCAGAGGTGCTTTGAGCGCATGACCGAGTAAAGCCGATTTATCCCGGTTGCCGTGGTTGCCGTTCTCCATAGTACGGCAACCGGAAGGCCCCGTTTTGGTTGCCGTGGTTGCCGCTATGTTGCCGATACCGGCAACCGGGATAAACCATTGAGCTGTCAGGGAATACCGGGGGCGGTTGCCGTGGTTGCCGTAAATCCTAAATGAAACTGAAATTAAAGGGATTAAAGAGAAAAAAGCGCGTATTGCCCGCTTAATGCGCCAGCATATACGCGCGCGAGAGGCGGCAACCGGCAACCAGGCCAAAATCCCAAGCGTTTGTGAATTTGGAGGACCTATGGAAAAAACAGTGGAAGCATATCTCCGCGACAGAGTAAAAGCGGCAGGCGGCCTCGCCTTGAAACTGGTGTGCCCTGGGTGGACCGGGGTGCCGGACCGGCTGATACTCCTTCCGGGGGCCAGGGTCTACTTTGCGGAAACAAAGGACCTCGGCAAGACCCCGAAGCGGAGGCAGCGTTATGTGCATGGGCGGCTTCGGGCTTTGGGCTTCCAGGTCTTTGTGCCTGACAGCAAGCCTGCCGTCGACGCCATGATGGCCGCCATTAGTGGGGAGGGGCGGACATGAAGTACACCCCCCACGAATACCAGCAGTTTTGTATCGACTACCTCCTGGACCATCCCGCCGCCGGGCTGTTCTTGAAGCCGGGTATGGGGAAAACGTCCGTGGCCTTGACAGTGGCGGACCGGCTGTTGTATGACAGCTTCGAGGTGTCCAAGGTCCTGGTGATCGCACCGCTGCGGGTGGCGGAGGACACTTGGAGCCGGGAAAGCGAGAAGTGGGACCACCTCCGCCATCTGCGGATCAGCAAGGTCCTGGGGACCGCACAACAGCGGCGGGCGGCCCTGGCCCAGAGCGCCGACGTCTATTGCATCAACCGGGAGAACGTGGCGTGGCTGGTGAAGTATTACGGCCTGAACTGGCCCTTTGACCTGGTGATCGTTGACGAGCTGTCCAGCTTCCGAAATCCCAGCTCCCAGCGCTTCAAGGCCCTGCGGAAAGTGCGGCCCCTGGTCAAGCACCTGTGGGGCCTGACCGGCACCCCCCGCCCCCGGAGCCTGTTGGACCTCTGGGCGCAGGTGTACTTACTGGATCAGGGGGAACGGCTGGGCCGGACATTCACCGCATACCGCAATCAATACTTCACCCCAGGCCGCCAGAATGGATATGTGATCTATGAGTGGAAGCCCAGGCCGGGGGCGGAGGACCAGGTCTACAGCCTGATCTCCGATATCTGCGTCAGCCTGGAAACGAAGGGCAACGTGAAGATGCCGGAGCTGGTGGAAACCGTGAGGCCGGTTGTCCTGTCCCCGGAGGCCCGTGCCCTGTACGAGAGCATGGAGAGGGATGCCCTTCTGGAGCTGGCCGAGGACGTCATAGACGCCGGGAGTGCGGCGGCGGTAAACGGGAAGCTGTTGCAGATTGCGGGCGGGGCCGTCTACGACGAGGACCATGTCGCCCATGAGCTTCATACCGACAAGCTGGACGTCCTGGAGGATGTTCTGGAGGAGGCCGCCGGGGAGCCGGTATTGGTGGCCTACCGATACCAGCATGAGCGGGACCGCATCATGGCCCGGTTCCCCCAGGCGGTGCAGCTGAAGAACAGCGACACCATAGCGGCCTGGAACCGTGGGGAGATACCGCTGCTGGTGGCCCACCCTGCCGGGGTCGGGCATGGGCTGAACCTCCAGGACGGTGGGCACATCGTCGTTTGGTATGGCCCCATGTACGACCTGGAGCTTGACGAGCAATTCAATGACCGCCTGCACCGGCAGGGGCAGCGGTCCGCCACCACCAGCGTGATCTACCTGGTGGCCGAGGGGACCGTGGAGCAGGACGCTATGGCAGCTCTGCGGGAAAAGGCCGACGGGCAAAACGCCATGATGGCCGCTATCCGGGCCAGGCTGAAAAAATACAGGGATATGGAGGTTTGATTATGGCAAGGAACAAATACCCAGGCCGTTGCTACTGCTGCGGGAAGTGGATAGAACCGGGCTATGGGCATTTTGAGAGGGTCCGGGGCGCTTCCCCCAGCCAGCCCAAGTGGCGGATCAAGTGTGTCCAATGCGCCAGCGGGCGGGTCTTGACCGATAAGGACCCCGGTGTGATCTGGGCGAAGAAAGCGGCTAAAGAGGCAAGGAGGGTTTGACCATGAGCGCAACAGTGATTTTGAACGGCGACCAGGTCTACACGGAGGAGCTGGTACGGGAGAACGCCCGGTTGACGGTTCAGGTAGAGGCCGAGCGGCAGCACCGGCGGGAGCTGGAGGCGGCGCTGGCCCGGCTGAAGGCGGAGAACGAGGCCCTTTCCGACCGGGCCGAGCAGGCGGAGAGTGACCTGGGCCTGGTGGCGGCTGGGCTGGAGCGGGAGAAGGTTCTGGCCTCCAAGCTGGACCAGGCTATCCACGATCTGCACTTCGTCATGGCCGACGGCGACGCCTGCACGGTCTGTAAAAACAAGTGCCTGATGGGTACGGCGGACGCCTGCTAACCGCGCTGGAAGGGCCTGGACGACTGAGAGGAGGTCCACAATGAACTGGAAACGCGAGGCAATCGACAAGCTGAAAAACTACGAGGCCCGCCGGGAGGCCCTGGAGAACATCCCCAAGGAGATCAAGCGCCTGGAGTCGGCTTACGCCGGTATCCGAAGCGCCACCACCGACGGCACCCCTGTGTCCGGGGGCAGCAATACGCGGGAGGACTCCATGCTGTCCAACATCGTCCACCGGGACGAGCTGAAGCGGCGGCTGAAGGAGGCCCGGCTGTGGGTGGCCCAGGTCGACAAGGCCCTGGCCGTCCTGGACGACGAGGAACGCCTGGTTCTGGACCGCTTTTACATCCATAGGACAAAGGACAGCGTCGGGGAGCTGTGCGACCGGCTGAACCTCGAAAAGACTGCGGTATATGACCGGCGGGAGAAGGCTTTGCGGCACTTCACCATCGCCCTGTACGGCATCACGGAGAGCGGATAAAAAGAGCGGAAAAAAACCGGGCGATTTTTTGAGAACAGGGTGCTATAATGCTACCGTGTAAAATCCTGACAATCCAGGCGACCCCCACGAGCTGGGGGCCGCCATTCTTTTTGGGAAGGGAGGCTTTTGGCCCCGCGTTTCTCCTTTGCGTGGGGCATGGTCCGGGCTGGCAGCGGTCGCCAACGAGGCCAGCGGCGGGCACATCACGAAAAGGAGCAGCGAACAATGGAAATGCAGCTGGTGACCAAGAAGCTGTCGGAGATCCGTCCGTATGAGCGAAACCCCCGGCGCAACGATCCGGCGGTGGCCTCAGTGGTAGAGAGCATCCAACAGTGTACCTATGTCGCCCCCATCGTCGTGGACGAGGATGGCGTGATCCTGGCCGGGCATACCCGATACCGGGCGCTGAAGAAGCTGAAACGGAAAGAGGCCGAGGTCATTGTCAAGGCCGGGCTGACCGAGGAACAGAAGCGGAAATACCGCTTACTGGACAACAAGACCGCCGAGCTGGCGGGCTGGGACCTGGACCTTTTGGCCGACGAGCTGGAGGGGCTGGACTTCGGGGACCTGGACCTGGACTGGGGCATCAAGGCCGACGAGGAGGAGCAGCCGGGGGAGGAAAAGCCCGGTAACTTCGCCAAGTCCGAGTTTGAGTACAGCCAGCAGTATGGCGTCACCGTGATCCTGGCCAGCGAGGCCGAACAGGAGGAGTGCTATAACAAGCTGCGGGGCATGGGCTATGATTGCCGGGTGGTGACCGTATGACGAGGATTGAAGTACACAACCGCGTCAACGATTTCGACAGCTATCGGGCGGCCAGGGTCAAGAGCTTGTTCAACGCGGAGAACGGGTGCAATTTCGACCTGGAGATCGACGCGGACCTGTCCGGCGATTGGAGCATAGGCGTGGTGGTTGGCCCGTCTGGGTCGGGTAAGACCTCCATTGGGCGGACCATCTTCGGCACGGATAAGATTTACGACTACACCCAGGGCTGGGCACCTGACCAGCCCGTGATCGACTGCATCGCCCCCGATGGGGATTTTAACGAGGTGACCGGGGCCTTGGCGAATGTGGGCCTTGGGTCGGTCCCTTCGTGGCTGCGGCCCTTCCGGGTGCTGTCCAACGGAGAGCAATTCCGGGTGGGCCTGGCCCGTATCATCTGCGAGAAGCCCCAGGAGATCGTGGTTGACGAGTTCACCTCTGTGGTGGACCGGCAGATTGCGAGGATCGGGTCGCAGGCGTTTCAAAAGGCGTGGCGGCGGGGAAACCCAGGTGGGAAGGTGGTGTTACTCACTCCCCACTATGACATTCTGGACTGGATACAGCCGGACTGGGTTATCGACACGAAAACGAGGACCTTTGAACGTGGGGTTCCCCGACAGCGGCCAGCGATTGAGCTTGAAATATGGAAGGTCGACCAAAGTTACTGGAAGTATTTTAAGCCGCATTATTATTTAGACCTCCCTATGCCTGTGGCCGGGGCGTATTTCGTCGGGACTGTGAACGGGGAGCTGGCCTGCCATATGGCCGTGGCCCCCCGGTTCGAGGTCCGGGGCTACCGTGGCACTCGCCTGGTGACTATGCCGGAGTGGCAGGGGGCGGGCGTCGGTATACGGTTCTTGAACTGGGTGGCCGAATACCACAAGCAGGGCCAGGGCCGAGGCGGCCACAAGTATCCGCTTTATTTTCATACCAGCCACCCCCAGATGTGCGCCGCCCTGCGGCGGAGTCCGAAGTGGACCCAGTGTTCCGCCGTACTCTATGGCGGCAACAAGGCCAGATCGGCGGGGTCTATCAACGCCTCCCAGCGCAGGCGGGGAGAAAAGGTCGTGGGTTCCGGCTACGGGGGCCATTTTCGGGCGGTGCAGGGCTTCAAGTATGTGGGGGAGGCGGAGAAATGAAGATTTTCCTTTGTGGTCAAAGGACCTTTGGGAAAGAAGTCTGCAAGGCCCTCTTGGGGGCCGGGCATGAGATCGTGGGCGTGGCCCCTGCGCCGCCGGGCAAATACCAGGATAAGCTATACGGCTATGCGGCGGTGAAGGGCCTCCCGCTGGTGACCGACTGCAAGCACCTCCTGTCCAGCAACATCCCGGACGGCACGGAGCTGATTGTGGCGGCCCATTCGCACTGGCTGATTTCTGGCCGGTGCATCGACAAGGCGAAGCACGGCGGTATAGGCTTCCACCCCTCTCTGCTGCCGAGGCACCGGGGCAAGGACGCCGTCCGCTGGGCGGTCCACATGGGCGACTATGTGTCCGGGGGTACGGTCTACCGGCTGACGGATAAGACCGACGGCGGCGACATACTGCGCCAGGAGCTGGTGTGGATCAGGCCGGGGTGGGATTACCATGATTTGTGGAAAGCCATCTTCCCGGTTGGCGTCCGGCTTCTTCTGGAGGCCGTGAGGGACATTGAACACGGGACCGCCCGCTGTATCGAGCAGGACGAGAGCTGCGCCACCTGGGAGCCGTCATGGGATAGGCCCAGGCTGGAGCGGCGGGACCTGTTGGCCCTATGTGGGCCGGTGTCCAACTTGGACACAATTCCCCCGGAGTGCGTGGGCTGCATCCGGGACTGTAACTGGTGCACCTACAACATAGCCGACCCGGAGAACTACCATAGGAGGTGAGTGTGTATGGCGAGGCCGCTGAAGGAAATCAGTCAAAAGGATTTTGAGAAGCTGTGCGGCCTCCAATGCACCAAGGAGGAAATCTGCGGCTTTTTCGATGTGACCGACAAGACCCTGGAGCGGTGGTGCAGACGCACCTACAAGCTGGGTTTTTCCGAAGTTTTTGCACAAAAGCGCGGTGCGGGTAAAATATCCCTCCGCCGGAGCCAGTTTGAGCTTGCCAAGAAGAACGCCAACATGGCGATCTGGCTGGGCAAGCAATACCTGGATCAGCGGGAGCCGGACAGCCGGAACGACGGCAAGCCCCAGGGCGCGGAGAACAATCTGCTGTCGGCTATCATGGGGGCCGGGGAGGTAGACACGGATGATTTACCAGAGGTTGAGTAAGCGCCAGCTGCTGGCTATGCTCTGGTGGCAACAGCCCCGGTTCCGGGACCGTGACGCCCTGGTGTGTGACGGGTCAATCCGTTCCGGCAAGACCGTGTGCATGACCGTCGGCTTCGTCCTCTGGAGCATGGCCACGTTCAGCGGCCAGAAGTTCGCCATATGCGGCAAGACCATCGAAAGCCTGCGCCGAAACGTGATCCTCAATCTGCGGGACTGGGTCCCGCCGGATTTGACCATTGTGGAGAAGCGGGCGGAGAACAAGCTGGTCATATCCGACGGCACCGGGCGGGAGAACACCTACTTCCTGTTCGGCGGGCGGGACGAGTCGTCCTATATGCTGATCCAGGGCATCACCCTGGCGGGGGTCCTCTTGGACGAGGTGGCCCTGCAACCCCAGTCCTTTGTAGAGCAGGCCCTGGCCCGCTGCTCCATTGAGGGGAGCAAGTTTTGGTTCAACTGTAACCCGGAAGGCCCCGAACATTGGTTTTACAAAAACTGGGTGGAGGGCAACAAGCCCAAGGAAAAGAACGCCCTCCATCTGCATTTCACCATGGACGACAACCTGGCCCTGCCTCAGCGTATCCGGGAGCGGTACGAGGGTATGTATTCCGGGGTGTTCTATGACCGCTATATCCGGGGGCTGTGGGTGGTGGCCGAGGGCCTGATCTATACCATGTTCAACAAGGACTTCCACGTTGTCCCGGCTATCCCCCGGCCCTATGACCGCTATTACATCAGCGTGGACTACGGCACCGCCAATCCCACCAGCATGGGCCTGTGGGGCCGGGCTGACGGGGTATGGTATCGGATGCGGGAGTATTACTACGACAGCCGGAAAGAGGGCCGCCAGCATACGGACGAGGAGTATTACACGGAGCTGGAGAAGCTGGCCGGTGATCTCCC